CAATGCGAGGCTCGTTTAGCCGGACCCACCCGAGTTGCAAGAATAATCACCACCCCCGAAATGACCGGGGCCGCCCAGGCCCCGCCGGGGCCGGATCGCGCCAATCGGAATAGGGAGGACGACCAATGTCACCGCTGTCCACCGCGCATCGAGGCGGAACGATCTATACTCACCGGGCCGGCGCGCCGGTCAGTCAGGCGCCGATCCCGCGCGACATCGTTGCGCCACCGATCGCCGCACCGATGCCAGCGCACCAGGGGCGCGGCAATGCCGCGCTGGGGCTTGCGGACCGGATCGCGGCGCAGGCCCGCGCAACCATCGCACGCGAGGACGTCACGCCGGAGATGGAACCGGAAAGCCCGTCGTTGACGACCGAGGAATCCGATGAGGACTTCACCGACAACGAGGACGTCACCGACGATACGGAGCCGTTCGATCCGTCGATCGAAAGCGCGCTGCGCGTGACCGTAACCGGTGATGAGTCGTCCGTGACGATTACCGCCGAGGAAGGCGAGACGATCGTCGCTGTCACCGAGGATGACAATGGCAACGTTGAGATCGAGGTCGAAGATACCGCCGACCTGTTGCTGTAGGAGCGCGCGCCATGCCGTTCGATGCCATGCCACCACGGATTATCAAGCAGGCCGAAATCGGCGCGGTTGATGACAGCCGCTCCGCGCGCTTCGTCGCGTCGAGCAATCGGATCGATCGCTACGGCGACATTATCGAGCAGGAATGGGACCTCGCCGACTTTTGGCGTAATCCGGTGTTCCTCTGGTCGCACAACTCCTGGGGGATGCCGATCGGCTGGGTGCGCGAATTCGAGCCGAGCACCGACCGCAGCGAAACAGTCGCGCGCGTCGAGTTCGCGCCCGAGGGCCATGACGAGTTTGTCGATAAGCTGGTGCGCGCCGTCAATCTGCGGCTGATCCGCGCGGTCTCAGTCGGCTTCGTGCCGATCGAGATGGAGGACCGGCTCGACGACAAGGGGCGGTGGGATGGTTACCGCTTCATGCGCAACCAACTGATCGAGCTATCGCTCTGCACTGTTCCAGCCAATCCCGACGCGCTCGGTCTCGCGCGCTCGATCGATGGCTCTCCGAAATTCCTTCGGCGCGTGTTCGCCGATGGAGTATTCCGCGCCGCGCCCGATCCGCAGCTTGCCCCGCAGTCCGTGGGCAGGTTTGCGCTGCGTGATCGAGCGCTCGCCGATCTGGCGCGGTTTAAGTCGGCTTGAATTGCCCGGTGTCTCGGGTCGCACATTGAGGGACAAACCATGACGACGCTATCGCAGCGCATCGCCTCGCTCTCGACCGAGCGCGGCCAGTTGGTGCGCACATACGAGACCGCGCTACAGCCGGCGCTCGATGATAATCGCGATCTGAATGACGCAGAGACCGCGACGATCGCCGAATGCCGGACGCGGCTCGATAGCCTCGACCAGCAGATTCGCCACTGGTCGGAAGCCGAGACGACGCTGGCGCGGTCCGCCCAGCCGACACCGGGCAACGTCCCCGGCAATCGACCGGGCACTGCAATGACGCTCGTGACGCAGCGCGATCGTCCGGTGATCGAGATGCGCCGCAATGATCGGTTTAAGGGCTGCGACTTCGTGCGGATGGCGATCGCGGTCTCGGTCGCCGGACCGTGGAACGCCGCATCGTATGCCAAGATGCGGTGGGACGATGATGAGTTGGGCCAGATCATCGAGCGCACGATCTCGATGCAGATGGTCCAGCGCGTGGCCGTGCCGCCAATGTCAACGCCAGAAGACCTGGCCGGCGGCGGCGGTAGCTTCCTCGTGCGTATCACGCAAATGCAAGACGAGTTCATCGAGATGCTCCGGCCGCTGCTGATCGTCGGTCGGTTGCCCTCAATGCGCCGGCTCAACTTCAACAACTCCGGCTCACTCTTGATCCCGCGTCAGACCGGCGGCGTCGCCGGTGGCTATGTCGGTGAAGGCGCGCCGATCAGGGTCAATCGCCTGCGCTTCGGCCAGATGCAGTTGATCCCGTCCAAGCTGGCCGTCATCGTGCCGCAGACCAGCGAACTGCTACGGCGATCCGATCCATCCACCGAGCAACTGATCCGCGACGACATGCTGCAAGGCACGTCGTCCACGATCGATAACGTGTTCTTTTCTGTCGCCGCGCCGGGTCCCGGTCCGGCGGGTATCCTGAACGGCCTTCAGCCCAATGCTGACGGGGCTATTCCGCCAGCCGGCGGCGTCGGCGCTGCTGATGTCACCGCGGTGACCGAAGCACTCAAGGCGATGATCCTGGCGCTGCGTATGCGGAACGTGCCGATGCTTGCGCCGGTCTGGATTATGAATGCACGGACCAAGGAATACCTGCGCCTGCTCCGCACCACGCAGGAGATTTTCGCATTCAAGGCCGAGATCGATGCCGGCACGTTGCTCGGCTATCCGATCATCGACTCGACCGCGATCCCGATCCCGTTCCCCCCAGGGATCGGCGATCAGACCGCCTATGCCCTGGTCGATGCGTCGCAATTGATCTGGGCCGACGACATGGGCGCGATGATCGACGCATCGCAGGACGCGACCATCGCGGTCGATGATGCGCCGGTCGGTCCGATACCGCCGGGCGGCGGCGGCATTCCCAACCCGCCGTATTGGTCGGCGTTCCAGAACGATCTCGTGTTCATGCGCCTGCGGATGTCGCACACCTGGGCGCGCCGGCACGACGTCGCGGTCACCTGGGCGCTATCCGACGAATGAGCGACGATCAATCGGGGAGCCGCGAGGCTCCCCGCCGTTCTTACCGCGTAATCTATCCGTTTGATTATCGCGGCGAGACACAACCGCCGGATACCATCATCACCCCCGAGAACGAGGCGGACGATCGCGCCATCGAATTCGGCCTGCAGCTTGGCAAGCTCGGCAGCATCAGCGCACCGGATACGTCCGATGATGCCGGACCGATGACGACGCAGGACGCGCCCGAGCCGCCGCCGCGCAGGGCCAAGCGATAGTGGCTCTGCGTGACTTTCTAACCCGCATCGGCGTGCGTATGGGCCGGCTCGTGACCCGTAACGCGTGGTGGCCCAACACGCCGCCGATGCAGTGGGGACCAACGTGGTATCAGTCCGGCTACCCGTCGCCGAGTTCAACGCCGCAACTGCTGACATTCCCGGCGGTCTTTACGTCGATCGACACCATCAGCAGCGACATCGCGCGGTTGCCGGTCAAACATTACCGGATGGACCAGGGCAAGCGCATCGAGGTCGAGAATTCCGCGCCGCTGCGCGTGCTCGATAAGCCGAACGGCTACCAGACCCGCTTCGACCTAATGAAGCAGTTCGTGGCGTCGCAACTCTATCGCGGCAACAGCTACCTGTATGCGATGCGGAACCGGCGCTATGAGATCGATGAGCTTCACGTCCTGTTCCCCGATAGTGTCTGGCCCTATCGCTCGGGCGGCGAGGTGTTCTATGAGGTCGGCGCGCAACCGCTCGCCGAGATCGACGCGCGGCGGATGTTGACGACGCGCGAGTGTCTCCACCATCGCATGTTCACGCTCGCAGATCCGTTGATGGGTATCACGCCGCTGGTCGCGGCTGCGCTCTCGACGTCGGCGGGGATGGCGATCATCCGGCAGTCCGAGCGTTTCTTCAATCAGATGGCGCGACCATCCGGCGTATTGAGCACGGCCGGCCGGCTCGATCCGGCGAAGGCGCAAGCGATCAAAGAGCGCTGGAACGCGGTCTATAAGGGGACGCAGAACAACGCCGGCGATGTCGCGGTGCTTGAGGAAGGGTTGGAGTGGAAGACACTGACGATGACCTCGGTCGATGCACAATTGATCGAGCAGCTTCGCTATACCGTGGAAGACGTCGCGCGGGTCTATCGGCTGCCGATCTTCATGCTCGGTGATCTGACCAAGGTCTCGTACAATTCGTCGGAACAATTGGTGCGCATCTATTACTCGGGCTGTCTGGTCGCGCACATGGTCGCGCTAGAGGATCGGTTCTCCCAATTCTTCGATATGAACGGTCGCACCGAGTGGCTGGAATTCGATACCGATTATCTGTTCCGGACCGAGATGGTCGCGCGCATCGAGGCGCTCGCCAAGTCAGTGCAAGGCGGTATCCGCACGCCGAACGAGGCGCGCAATATCGAGGGGCTCAATCCCGTCATGGGCGGCGACGTCATCTTCATGCAGCAGCAGATGGTCCCGGTTGAGGTTCTCGCGACACGCACCGATCTGACCAGCAAACCGCCGAGCGGGCCTGGGCTGCCGCCGCCGCCGTCGCAGGCCGCGCTCCCGGCGCCCGAGCGCACCCCCGTTGCGGCGCCTGGGGACGCGCTGCGCGACGCGTTGATGGGCGCCGTGTTCTCGGACGGTCCGCCGCGCCGAGCGCTTGTGGCCCCTGCCGTGCGGCGACCAACAAGGCAATTGATTCATGGACGGCGATCTCGCACCGGCTGATCCTTTCATCCGCGAAGTCGTGCGCGCGATCGCGCCGGTGCTCGTGCGGTTGCGCGAGGACGTCCAGGCGCGGCTGGACGCCTTCGAGGCGGCGCTCGCCGATCGGATGGCCGACCGCCAGGAGCACGCCGGCGAGCTGCTCGATGAATCCCGGCGCCGCGCCGAGGACGCGATCCGGCAAAGTGCCGAAGCGGTGCGCTCGCTCGCCGGTCTGGTGATCGCCGAGACCCGCGCGATGCCGGACCGGCTAAACCAGCAAATCGCGATGCTGCCGCGTCCGCGCGACGGTCGCGACGGCTATCTGACGATCGCGCACGGCTATGTCGCCGGCCGCGTCTATGATCCCGGCGAGCTTTGCCGGCATCGCGGCGGAACGTGGCAGGCGATCGACCGCACCGCCGACACGC